CTTGCATCTTCAACTACATTGATGAAAGATGAAGGAGCTTTGAACTTTGATATATCTACATTCGGTGTGAATAATGCGTGACCAACCTCATGTCCAACTAACAAGTCATAGACATTGTTAGAAGCTTTATCCCACATGGGTAGAATCAATACTCTACTGTTTACATTGAAACTAGCAGTCTCAACTTTTTTATGTTCTACAATTAAATCCTCTGTAGCAAGTAATCTTGCAAGTTGATCTTTAATTTCAAATTTAACTGTCATGGGTTCGTTGCATGTATGGCCATATTATAAGACCCCTGGCGGTGGCCAGAAGGTCTTGTGTGCAACTTTTTAAACTGGGCTAACCTTTTACGTGCTTGACGTAACATTTGTGGTTTTTTCTTTCCCTTGTCTGGGCGGCAGTAGGGTTTCCTCCCACTCTCCCATATTTTGTGATGAGGCATCGTTCTTCTCCAATTTATCAAATACATTCTCAAAGAGATCTAGTTTAGAGTGTGGCATAGACTATACAGTATCCAGAATATTTATTGTTGGCATCCATCCAAGTTTGCGTAACTCCGTAGTATCAGCACATGTGATATCTCTTTCGCCTGGCGTATCTTCCTTAATAGGTAAATGACCCATTCCCATTTTCATAGCAAGATCAAGTACAGCTACTGGATTTCCAGTACCAACATCTATAACTCCAGTATATGTAGTGGGTATCAAAGTGGCAATAGCAAAAACAACATCATCTACATGTATCCAATCTCTTTTATGTCTTGTAAGATAAGTTGCAGTTTTATCCTCTAACATACGATACAACATATCTGGACGACTTACCTTCTCTGCATACACATTAAAGAATCTCATACCCACACTATTTGGTGGTGCTTGTATCTCATTGACTTTTTTGGATATTGCATACGGATTCATCCACCATTCATAGACAGAGGCTGAACTTGCATACAAACATCTAATATCATTCTCTCTACAATAATCAAATATAGGTTTAGATTTCTCTACATTGTTTTCCCAAAATGCATCAGGATTTTCAAGAGCCTCACGAATAGCAGCATTTGCGGCAAGATGTATGACAACATCATACTTCTTATTTGTTCTAAAGTCTCCTATGTCATATGGAGAATCATATCCATCTACATCAAATCCTATATCTGTCAAGTGTTCATATACATGACTACCAATAAATCCCTTATGTCCTGTTACTAAAATCTTCATGATAACATCCTACTAAAACCTTTCAATTTTTCAAACTGTATTACACTCTCAAACTTTTCTAATAAAGATTCCTTATGAGAGATTACAAATATATTTGCATCTTTTATAACAAATCTTATAATCTTTAAAAATTCATCTGTACCAGTACCATCAAGAGAACTGTCAAATACTTCATCCATGATTAGTAGATTAGTATTCGTAGAGTTTTTATATGCAGCCACTTCTCTCCATGTAAAGAGTAGAGCTAAATCTATTCTCATCTTCTCACCCTCACTAAATGAAGCATAACAAAAGTCTTCATGTATAGGTGACTCTATAGTTTCACTAAACTCCTCATTCAATTTAAAATTGATATAGAAATCCATCATCTGTAAGTACCTATTGACTTGTTTATTAATCAATGGTAAGTACTTTTTAATGATCTTAGTTTTTACACCACCATCCTTCAGAAGATTATAAACATAATCCTTATAACTTAATTCTTCTTTTTTCTCAACTAATTCATCAAAGGTAGTATTTAAGTTTTCTCTTAACTCTGTTAGTTTCTCATGTTCAGTATTTCTGTTTGCAAGTTGATTGGTAAGTGTCTGAATTTCTGATTCAAGATCTGTGATCTGTTGTTGAAAGCCAGATATCTTAGTATTGTTTTGAGAAATGTCATTATTGAGTTTAGTAATCTCCTTTGATAGTTTATTAAATGAGAGCTCCCTTTCCTGTTCGGATTTAATTTTGAATTGTAATTCTTTGTAACCGTTTTGGAGCTCTTTAGCCTTCGTTTCAACGTCAGCAATTCTATTTAAACGAAACTCTTCTTCTATATTTTGTGTACATGTAGGGCATGTTACATTGTCAGTAAAGAACTTATGTTCTTTGGTAAGAGTAGATACTTTATTGGACATCTTACCTTTCAAATTGTTAAGTTTCAGTAATGTTTTACTTGCTCCTGTGACCTTTTCCTGTTCTTCATTGAGTCCATAAACAGTGTCATTTATGTTTTCATTCTTCATAGTAAGAACACAAACTTCATCTGCGAAGCCATCTTTCTTTTCAATCCTTTCCTTTATATCCTGTTTACCACGAGATTCTATTTCTTCAATAAATTTTTGTTGCATACTAACTTTATCAGTTAGACTCTCCTTTCTCAACTCTAGTATCTTAATCTTATCTCTTAAGTGTCTTAATTTATCTTTGACAACACCATTCATTGCGGAAAATATTCTAATGTCCAACAAATCTTCTATGACTTCTCTACGATTTGGAGCTGATAGTTGCATAAAAGGAATGAAACTACTCGATCCCAAGACAACAATCTGAGTAAATGACTTATAATTTAACTTTAATATGTTAGTCTCAAGATATTTCTGTTGATCATTTGCTGCTGCAGTCTGATTTAACATGTTATCACCAACCCATATCTCAAAGATAGATGGTTTGATCCCACGTACAATTCTATAGTCTCTAGTTCCTACAGTAAAACTTATTTCTACGTTACAATCTTTTTCATTTACAGTATTAACCAACTGTGATTTTGTGATTTTACGAAATGGTTTATTGAACAGAACAAATGTAAGAGCATCCAAAACTGTACTCTTACCAGCTCCATTACCACCTATTATTAAAGTTGTACTACTCTTTTCAAAATCTATCTCAGTCCATTGGTTTCCTGTACTTAGAAAATTTTTCCATTTAATTTTCTTAAATCTTATCATAGTTTTTTGGAATTAACAAATCATCAGAAGAAATTACCACATACGGATAATCATACGCTTCACAGGCGTTTATGGCAACCTCATCGGGAACTTCTGTAACATCTAGCTCTGGATACTTTTTATCACTCATAGACATCATCATAGCATATCTAACTGCATCATCCTCTTCTTCAAAGAGGAATATGACTCTCTTACCCTCTTCATCTTCAACTGCATAAGCTCCCTGTTCAGTTGAGGATTTAACTGAAAGAATATACATTACTCTACCTCACAGGCCTCAATGTAAACTTCTTTCAATAGATCTTTGATCTGAGATTTATTGAGAGACACATCAGACTCATCGATATATCTATTCAATATACTAATGGTGTCTTCACTCTCATCACTTTCTATTTCCTCTGCACCATAGTAACCATTAAAGTCAAAGTTTTCAACTACTTTTATATCATGAACATTTGAATTAACAAACTTTTCAATGAACTTTTCAAAGTCACTTAAGTTAGATTTCTGTTTTACTATGATCTTAATAATCTTATCTTGATACTTTGAAGTATCAATAAGTTGATGTGGTGTATCATTGTAATAAACATGATGAAACATTTGATGTGGATTATTAACCTGAGTCAACTCTAAGGTATCTGTATCATATAGATTGAATCCTCTAGGATCATCAACATCATTCCAATATATTTCATATGGATTTCCTAAGTAATGTATGTTGCCACGAGAGCTTCTGGTATGATAATGTCCAGAAAACACTTGTTCAAACTTATTATAGATTGCACAATCATCACCATGATCCATAACAACGTATTTGTTTGCATGAAACCCATTGAGTTCCAAGTGACCCATCACAACTTTAGCCTTTGATTTGTTTATACAATCATGAGTCTCTTCTCTATTCTCTTTGTTTATCCAAGGCACCATTAATACCTTTAGTTTATCGAGTTTTATCTCTGTTGCTTTGTCATAACATATGATATTCTTATATTCATTTAATAATAATTGTATTGTATTGACTTCATTTGTATTCTTATAATATGCAGTATGATTACCAACTATAGTATGAACCTTTATATTCATATCTCTTAGTCGATTGAAATAGTTTTCTTTTGCCCAATCCAAAGCTAAGAAATCAATACCCCTTCTATTGTCAAAGGTATCGCCCATATCAACAATAGTAGTAATACCTTCTTTCTCTAGAGTAGGAAAGAATACGTCATTATAAAATTTTAAAAAGTAGTTATGAAACAACGCAGAACCTTTTCTAGCTCCGAAGTGTTGATCGGTTATAATTGCTATTTTCATCAATTATACCTATAATTTATATTATCCTTAATTGTATTGTAATCACTCTCATTCTTCCCTGTGATCAGTCCTCCATCACTGAAGACTTCACTATAACCTGATTTCTCAATTATCTTTGTCTTGATTTCAAGTTGTTTCTTTTCTTTCTGTATTCTTCTGAGAAATGCATAATGTATGATCTGTGTAAAGTAAGCAAAAGGATTCGAGGATTTCTCAGGATTAAAATTATTAATGTATTGAACGCAATTTTCGATTCCATCACATACCATATCATCTTTGAACATGTAGTTTACAAAATTTGGTTTGTAAGACAAATGAGTGGCTATCTTGAGAAAACAAGAGCCAAGGTAGTTTGTAATACGTGGTTTTGGTTTACCTAATTCTGCAGCCTCTTTTATATCGGCTTTATATTGTACGATAGCGTACAAGAATTCTTTATTATTGACGTAATGTTCGGATCTTTTTCGTTTGGCCATATTGGATACATTAAAGAAGTTATCACATAACTATGTACATATTATAACAAATAATCCCCCGCTTGACAAGCTCCCGAAATAGATGTACAATAACTCTGTAAGGGTTCAAGGGACAGCTCTATATCTTAAAGATATCTTCTAGAGACTCTCTGGTAGTTTTGACACTAGAAACAAATCCCAAAGAAGAAGTGATACCAACTTTTGTTTCATAATCTACCTTATCACCTTTATTTAATGAATTTTGATATCTAATAAATGTGTTGATCTTTTCTTTATCTCTACATCTTCCGTAATATAATATATTCTTTAAATCTATAACAAACATTCTTTCATCGGATAACTTTAACCAAGGCTCCACACGATATAGTGAGAAAGGCCCTCGACGAACTGGTAATTCCTTTATGAAACAAGGATCAAAAGCAATTAAAGTTTTATCTTCATCGACAAATTCTTCTACTTCAGCAAAGATCTCTTCACCAGAAGTTAATTTGATGTATGCGTACTTAACGTGTTCTTTCATTTTTGTTT